CCCCGTACTGCTTCAAGCCATCTAAAATGACCATACACAGCCCCTGCCCCCCCCCGTACTTACGCTCGGGGGAAGCGTCATGCCGCGAGAGCAGCTTGGCGCAACAATCGATGCGCACGTCGTTCGAAGGACTCTTCCTCAACAGGTTCATCCGGAGGAACCTCCCAAGTGTCGTCGGATCCGACGACAGCATTAGGGGGAACCTTCCAGTCTTCATGCAGAGGTCCACTCCTGTCCACGAACTTAATGATCTTGCCAGATTGAATTTCAGACCGGTCAACATATTTATTCCAATAATCCATCCAAGACCAGTGATAGTTCAACTGACACTTATGCCAACCCAGTGGAGCGGTTACAAAAGAGGCCTCGATAGCCAATTGCTCGGCGATCGTGATATTGTAGCGACGCTCAACCAACAGACGAGTACCCATGCCGATGTCTACTGAATAGAACTTAGCTTTCAACATCTCCAGATACATGCCTATCTCATATTGGTTGGCATTGCGCATTGCACGCCGAATAGCCGCCTTATTATCAACGTCTTCAGTATGTCTAAGGCCATAAAGAGCAGCTGCTTGTACAATCGGGCAACCCGGATACTGATATAGCAGTGAAAGACTCTTGGCCCTCAGCAGCATTTTGCGTGTCTTTGCGCTAGCATGTAAATATTTGGCCGTTGTCCAACCAAAATTGGCGAGTACGTCCCTAGGATCAGTGACATTAGCCCTATCCAATTCATCAAAAATCAAGCCGCAGAAACTCGCTTCCTCAACATTATTATGTTCCTCGATCTTGATATTAAGCCCAAGCGTGGCGAAATCCTCCTTGGTAGGCATGCGACCCCTGACGCGGAACAGGCCATCGTCTCCTTCGACGACGCCCTTGGCATCAGGAGTGCCTGTGAGCTCCAAGATGAATAAAGCAGCCATCAAATTGGTGAAGCTGTTACCAAGGGACGTGCACATCTCACCAGACATGCGCGTCGCCTCAACCTTCATCCAAAAATGCTTGTATTTCAACATATTAGTCCCAGTCTGTACGGTGTGAATAGTACGAAACCATTTCCGCCCTGACGCTAGCTCCTTAGTCATGTACCAATACAATAACATCTCACAATCCTCCATCAAAGATTTTGTGAAAAGTGATTCAAAGGCCGTGTAATCTGTCGCCATGTATCTGGAGCCAGGCGCTGCGACGTTGTCAAGAATGTACTGAGGACGATCCCGAACTGGAACTTTCTTGATGAAATAGGGCAAGGCAAACAGCACTTTTTCAATGGCCTTAAAGAACGGGCCCGAATAGCACTTATAGCTATCATGCCTTGAATTAATACCTCGCTGATATTTATACTCCGCATAGTTCTCAGCTTTTGCGAAGCACTTACATGCTGTATAGGCCCGTTTTGACCAAATGCCCCCTGAAGCCTCACACGCTTCCCATTCTTTGCGTAATTGGGCCTTGCGTGTTAAGGTATAGGGACACTCCTCCAACCAGGAGTCAAAGGTCGGCTCATCCGTCAAGGGCCTGAGATGCTTAACAAGCCATCTCATGACGAACTTTCTAAATCTCTCGCGGACATCCTTTACGGCCGACGGTGGTTTTCTCGCTGCACGATAAACCGCCCCCGCCCGCGTGCTCGTTTGGTCGCCTAGATCTGGATGCGGAGGAACTGCACCCAGGATGCCGGCGTCTAGTGCGACCATGACTGGCGCTTTCAAAGGGCTCTTGTGCCTGACGGCAGATGCGAAAGTTCCTGGCTTGGCTTCGACCATGACAGGTAACGAGACTTCGCGGTTGCCATACCCATAGGCGACAAGA